CCGCCTCTCGGCGGCTTAGTTTCAATTCAAACTTATGGGTTTTATATCTAAGTTTCCGCTTGGGTCAGAAAACAGCCTAACCCCTTTGCTTTGTCCTGCTTTTAAATTAATTTCCTGTTCTGTTGGGAGTTCGTCAGCGATACAGACCTTACCTTCTCCCTGAAACCCAATCATCCACTCCCCAGGCAACAAATAAAAACTAACTTTTTCACCGGGATTTAAACTTGCGGCCTTCTTCCCATTAAGAAATACTGCCGCATAGCATCCACCACCAAGGAAACCACTATCTCTGACCACTGTCAGTTGCGAGGCACCTGGTAGCAAGTTTTGATATAAAAATACTCTTTCCTTGGGTGCTTGTAGCGCATTGCTTGGTTTAACAGCGGTTGTAGCGCAGCCCGATAGCCCCAACAAAATAATTACCATAAATATATTCTTCATATCGTTACACCCATCAGTTAATTACTGATAATCATAACATCAGGGCTTTATGCCGCAACTTTACTGTAGTGCGATCTTGATAATACCCGCCAAATGGCACCCTCTTACTCATATGCCCGTACATGTGATGAATCATCATCCCATCGCCAATATAGATTGCTGCATGGTTCGGGACTGGTGCGCTTACTTGCATGATAATGACATCACCAGGCTGCAACTCGCCGTCAGTCTCCACAAACCCCGCGTTGCTATAATTATCCATGTACAAATTTTCGGTACCGGATTCCCACCAGCAGGGTGAGCGTTCAAAATTGGGGAGATCAATACCTCGTTCCAGCTTGTACCAGTCGCGAATAATGCTGAAGCAGTCCCACACCCCATGCACGAACGGACGCCCCTCGAGTGGTCGCGGCCCTATAACCGGCTCAACTATTCGTAAGTCACCTTCCGGCCAACTGACAATAACCCAGGGTAACTCGGACATGTCACACTGGGCATGATCAACATTACTGGGCTGGGTTGTTGCATCAGGGTGACTGTGGACAATATGGGTGACACGCCCCCAGTCCTCGGCGGCGGCGTAATCTTCCGGGTGCAAAATGAAATTTTCGCGTGGCTCAGTGGACTGATTGCGGCACGGAAAGTATTTTTCCGTTCGTCCATTGCGACAAATTAAACCACAAGCCTCGCGGGGGTAGTCTTTTTCAGCATGCGCAAAAATCGCTGTCTGGGTTTTCTTCTGCATGCTTATCTCCTTAAGAGTGATGAACCTGGCTCCGCGCCATAAGGCAAAGGTTCAGCACCATGCCGTAGTTTGCAGGCCCGAAGTGATCCACTGCATTCATCACGACTAGGATCATCAGTTGGGTTATCATTTTCATCAAAATACAGCGTTCCGACATAGTCACAGCCCCGCCCCGTTCGATACCAACCCCTCATGCAATGACGGCAAACACTCCCCTGAATTTGCTCCCGAGGAATTTTGATACCCTGCATATTGTAAGGACCAGATAAATCGAACTGTATTCCGCCCGGGCCTTCACCTGCTTTACGGTCGATGAAATAAACATATAAGGTTTCATCATCCGGGCTGGCGGAAGGATTACCCCCTAAAAAATTACGCGCATCAAGATAGTGGGAGAAGGTTTTGTGTACCTGCACTTTCGCCTGCGCCAGATCCTGATAAGCGAGACACATTGCGCTGATGGTACCGTCAATGTTTCCAACACTAAGGGAGGGAGTCGGTGCAGTACCGTCACCGGCTATTTCTATTCCGGTCAACTCCACTGGCCACGGCAAATACTCGACGCCTTGCCACCAGATAGATTTAACAGGAAGTTTGGTTATATCCCCGTCTGCCGCGCGCAGCTCTTGGGATGTGTACGGTATTTTATGATTATGAAAAAAGAGCTCAGGACCATTAAAGGCGGTGCAATCAACCGCATAAAGCCAAACCTCGTTGCCGGGGTCCAGCGTTTGATAATCGTGTTTTATACCCATATTAAACCTTACGGATGATAAGCAATTTCGAGGGGAACATTGAGCTGAAACATCGGTTTACCGGCTGAGTTTTTACCTTTTGCTGTCGGGTCATATGCCTTACAAACATAAAGGCCCAGTTCACCCATGGGGTTAGTCCATTCAAAAGCGGTGTGTCCCTGATGTTCATCCAGAAAATCGAGGATTGGCTTTATATAGTCCCAATCCCCAATAAACTGGAGTGTCCATTCCGTTGATTTGGTGTTTATCCCATCACCGGCCCGCTGGATATACCCGTCACCAAACTGAATCTCTCGGGTTCGAAACTCGGTTTTTGCCGTAGCCTCTACCCGGGGGCAGAACGTGAATACCTTTATCACTATCTACCCCCTTGGATGGCTGTTGTAATAGCGCCTCGCTGACCTAAATCTTTTTGTATCAACTCTCTGTATTTATTTTCGACGAAACGGCCAATTTCACTGCCAAACTGCTCGTATCCAGATGAAGACTGTGAGCTGGTACCACTGTCATTTATCTCAATGTAAACCTGTGGCGCTCCGCCACCCGCAGTTGATGAAATCTCAGGTTGGCGGGTTGTTAAGGCACGAACACCTAGCGAACCATCGGCTGATCGAGTCAGTGGCATAATGGCTTCTGGCCCCGCTTCACCCATAACGCCAGCACCTTTCGCAAAAGCAAAGAACGTCGGTGAACTGACAACCTGCCCACTATAGGCGCTCAAGCTTGGCGAGTCATAAACACCCCCTTTGGCGTTAAATGACAAACCACTGTAAGCCCCCGTAGAAAAAGCACTGCTGGCCGTACCCGTCGCACCACTAGCGCCCCCCATAAACCCGCTCATTAGGCCGCCAGAAACACCGGTAATGGTCTGCATAATCGAACTGGTAATAAGAGCTTGTGCCGCCATATCAATAAGATTCTTGATAATCGACTGAGACAGTGAGGCAAATAAATTAGACATCGCCTCTTTAGTTGACTGAGTGCCATTCACTAACCCGGTCAACATATTAGTAAGGCGGTCTTGAGAATCTTGAAACAGATCCACGGTCATTCGTTGCAAGTCACCTTGTGAGGCGAATAATTGCAAGGATGCCTGGTATTGCTGTTCGCGGGTTTCTGTTTCAGAGGCGAGGATGAGCTGATTTTTACGCTGCTCAGTAATCACACCCGCTGCCGCATAGGTCTCTATCAGCGCCTGACGTTTTGCCAGTTGGTTACTGAGGTTTTGTACCAGATCGACATTACCGGCCAACTCATCATTCGCGCTGACGGCGGAACGTTGGTTAGCATCGGCTAGCGCAGTTAGATAGTCCGTGTGGATCTGCTCTTTGCGGCGATAGAGTTCCTCGGTGCTTTGTATTTCACCCCCCGCAATCTGCCGTTGAAGCTGTTCCTGTGCCTGACGCTGAGATTCTGCGGCACTGCGGTAAGGATCTGACGCAATAGCAGCGTTGTGGTCTTCCCATCGCTGTTTTGACTCTGTGAGGGTTTTATTCAACCGTTCCAGTTCAGCGCGCTGACCATCAGTATATTTCGCACCGGTTTCAATTGATGCGGCAAATAATGATGCAGCAGCCTCACCCTGTGCCAATCGAACAGACTCAATCTGTATTTCTTTATTCAGGTTAGCAACAGCTTGCTCATAAGCCTTGGTTGCGCTTTCAGCCGCTTTAGTTGCACTGGCCGCCTTACTCTTTGCTTGCTCATTCGCCTTATTCTGCTCGGACTGATCGTAGTTTCTGAGTTCACCGCTTACGAACTTTGATACCTCGGTGGGATCGGTGATTTTGAGCCGTTCAGCTTCCTGCCTGGCGATTTCAGTCGCCTGCGCCCTGCCCGACAGTTTCAATATAGCAAGCTTATCATCCTGCACTTTTTGCGCGTTTTTCAGCTCTTCGCTAACAGGTAAAATCAGACTTGTCGAATTAAACGCGGCTTTGGCTTGGGTAGCGACATTGATAGAGTTGGTAAAGTGGGCCATTATTCCAGCGGCCACACCCAACCCAAGCTGCTCCTCCTTGAGGATGCCGACACCCTGTTTAAGCGTATCATTTAACTTAGCACTCAGAACATTAGCACCGTTGACCGCCCGACTTTTATTGTCCTGTGCATCCGTCAACTCTTTGAGTGCTATCGCCTGATTATTCAGAGAGATATTCAGTTCTTCATTGGCTTGCTTCCCAATAGTTGAACCTTCCCCCCACAAATAAATTTGACGGCGATTTCGCTCAACGGCTTCTGTCGCTTTGTCATAATTCTTTTGCGCATCCGCAACTACAGAAGAGAGCGCCGGTAATGAGTTGTTCAGCTTGCCGATCTCAGCCGCTAACTGAACATTCCCCATTTCCCGCATTTTATCAATCAGTCCACCCACGCCCCCCGCTAACTCTGTCGCTGAACGTTTGGCTTGTTCTGATTTTTCATAGAAATAATAAACCGCGCCGGCTGCCAACATAGCGGCCCCAACGGGACCACCAATTAAGCCCAGCGCCTTACTTGCTAGTCCGGAAGCAACATTCAACCGTTTTTGTGCTTCGGTAAGGGCATCCGTTGCTGCCGCTTCTGCACGGGATGCTGCGGCTACTGCAGCAGAGTTAACCGCCAGTTGGGCACGAATGGTTGCTCGGGCCTTTTCGGTTTGAGCCAACTGTAACTGAGCGACCAACGAACGCTGTGCGGCAACTGCCGATTCTCGCTCTGTCCGGATCTGTAACAATGACGCCTGAACACCTTCAACCTGCGCCGCAGCCAGAGCAAGTTGTGAGCGTGTTGCCGTAATGAGATTGCCGGTTGCACTGGTAACGCTACTGGCCAACCCACCGAAATAACGCGCTAATCCAAGTCCCACTAAGCCGGTACCGGCTGCAACAAGCACATCGATATTATCTGCCGCTGTGCCAATCACACCGGAAATTGCCGCTGTCACACCCATTGCACTATTGGCATCACCTATATAGGCTTTCCAATGGTTTGACAGTTTAGTGATGGCATCCCCGACCGTTGTCGGCATAGCTTCGGCAAGTTCGGCATTACGGTCCTTTGCAGCGATCACCGCCTTGGAAAAAGTATCCATTGATAACTTTCCAGCCGCGCCAAGTTTTTTCACTTCAAGCTCAGTGGTCCCCAAATAACGGGCAATATCACCGATAACGGTCGGCATAATTTCCATGACGGCATGCCACTGATCACCCGCCACCTTGCCATTTACCATCGATTTAGACAGTGCATTAATCGCGCTTTCGCCTTTTTCAGCACTGGCGGCGTTGATGGTTAATGCGCTGGAAATTGAATCAATAAAATCAATGGTACTGGCCGTGGAGAAACCCAGCTCTTTCATTGAGTTGGCACTGCGAATATACAGCTCGGATTGCTCCTCGATACTTTTATAAGTTCGGTCGCTGATCTCCATTAGGCGCTGCTGAACGCTGTTATATTCCTCCTGTGAACCGGTCGCCATTTTGATACGCGATGAGATTTGTCCGTATTGGTCTGCCGTGCTGATAAGGCTACCCACCGCAAATGCCCCGGCAAACATGCCCACCATGCCACTGGCAGACTCTTTCACCGTGACCAATTCGTTATTCAGTTCTGCTAATGCACGTTTGCTCTGACGTGTCGCCGCTTCTGCCTTACGCGAACCACCTTCCATGGTTTTATAATATTCAGCCCCCATACGGGAGGCACGGGCCATCTCTGTTTGATAAGAGGATGAGTTAGCCGTGATCTTAACTATCAGTTCGCGCAATGCCATATAAACACCAATAAAGTAAAAACCCGCCGAAGCGGGTTATGTCATGAGGGATTCAAAGAAAGATTCCAAAGCAGCGGTATCTTCTTCTGTCTCTTCCGGTTCTTTCCATTGCAGCAATACATCTTCAAGGCTGACATTACTGCCCCGCGACCGATATACCGCACTGGCTATTTGCGCTGCATGAATATCCCCACGCCGATCCCCAATCGGGCTACCCGCATCGTACTCAATCCACATAGCCAACTCTCTGGCTGTCATGGTGGTTTCAAGTTCATGCAGGGTTCGCCCCAGTCGCAATGCCAGCGTCATGAGAAAGGACATGCCCGGCGTGTTTACTTTTTTTCAGCAGTTTCAATATCCTGCTTACTGAGGTCGAGCGCTTCTTTGAGCAAGCGAGCATGCACCGGCCCATAACTTTCAGCGACAAGGCGAACATCTTCATTGGAAAACGCCTGTAGACCACTCTCATCAAGCAGCACGTCAACAAACAATGTGACATCGGAGAGAATATTGTTGGTGATCTGGTCCTCAATCGAGGCTTTTACCGTTTCATCTGGGTTCGCCTCGCCTTTTACCGCAACCTCTCGCCAGCGTAGCCAAGCACCCGAAGAGGGTTCTCGCAGTATCACCGTGGTGCCATCC